GGTCAGGACCGTGATCCGGTTCAGCCCCGTGATCCCCGCGAGGCTTGCGGAGAGCGTGAGTCCTGTGGCATGGAGGCCCGTCGCGCCGTTCTTGAGCGTCCGCGCCGCCCCCGACACCAGGGCCGCGGGCGAGCCGGTCGCCTTGACGGTGGTGAACAAGGCGTATACCGGCTTGCCCGTCGCGAAGTCGCCGAGATAGGCCATACATCAAGCCGCCCGCACGAGGTAGTTGCGCTCCAGCCCGACCAGCCGTCCCGAGCCGCTGGGGGCCGCCGCCGCGCCGGCCGGGCGAATGGCCACCGACGCCGCCCTCCAAAACGAGTTGCCCCAGTTCGTCCAGGACGGGGGGTTCTCCGACCCCGCGACGGCCTTCTCCAGCGTCGCGCCGCCGACCGTGAAGTTGCGCGTATCGTCCCCGTCATCGCTGACGCCGTTGCTATACCCGGACGGGGCGGTCACGCTCGCGTCGGCCGCATTGCTCCCGGCCATCGGAATCACCCACGCGCCATTCGTCTGCGTGACGATCGCGGGGGCATCCGGGTTCGTGCTCGACCCGCTCGTCACGGTGGGCGTCGCATCGAGCACCGTCCCGGTGTCCACGCCGCGCAGGATGTAGCAGGCGAACGCTTCCCCGTCCGAGGCGTCACCGGTCCCATCGCTCACCACGTTGGCGTCGGGCGTGGCCCCCATGACCTTGTACCAGGCCTTGAACGCCACCCCGCCGTTGGCGGTGGAAAAGTCAGCGAGCTCCGTGTACCCCGTCGTGGTGAGGGCCGCGACATTGCCGGTGACGCCCGCGGCCCGCGCGTGGCCGCCGAACACGATCACCACATCGTTCTGCGCCACGCCGCCCGGAAAGGTGAGCGTCACGTCGCCGCCGTTCAGCGCACTCCCCGCGAGCGCCCCGCCCGAGACGAGGGTGATCGCCACTACGTCAGCCCGTGCTTCTTCTTCAGCGCGGCCAGCTCGGCCTTGAGGTCGCGGAGGGTGGCGGTCAGGCCCTCGGCCTCGCGCCCGAGATCCGCCACGCGCGTCCGGTCGGCGGTCACGCGCGCCTCCAGCCGGGTCACCTCCGCCCGGAGCTCGTCCCGCTGGCCGACCAGCTTCGCCAACTCCGCCCGCACGCTCCCGAGGCTCTGCGTCAGTTGCTCGCGCTCCGCGGCCACCGCCGCCGCCGTCACCTGCCGGGCGGCCTCCGTCTCGGCCGCCCACTGCTCGTAGGCGACCGACTCGCGGTCCCGCTGGGCCTTCACCGCCGCCGTCGCCTCCAGGGCCGCCGCCTGCTCGGCCCGGAGCGCCGTGAGGGTCTCCTGGAGCGTCGGCAGATCCTTCCGGGCGTCGCGGAGGTGGCGCGTCAGCTCCTCCAGGTGCTTCAGGGCGCGGACGCCCGTCACGATCTGCTCGGCCATCGACAGGGCTTGCTCGTCGTTCAGCTCGGCCATGGGGCTCACCTCTTCACGCTCTGGGCGACGATGGTCACGCGCACGTTCGTGTTCGCGTTCTTCGCCGTGATCCGGGGGCGGATATACCGCGGGTTCTGGGCGATGGTCTCCACCTTGCCGGTGGTCAGGGACAGTGCGTTGTCCGACTGGTCGGTGAGCGTGTACCACGCCCCGCCCGTCGAGAGGACGTTCGTCGCGGTGTTCGAGCCCTGGATGACGAGCGTCGTCCCCGAGCCAATGGTCCCCGACAGCACCACGGTCTTATCGGGGTACGCGACCGCATCCAGGGCTCGCCCCGCGCCGGTGGTCGTGAGGTCCGCCCACGAGGCCATGATGACGCCCTTACCGAGCGTCTCGATGCTGAAGCTCCCGATCGTCGCCATGCCTCAGCCTCCCCGGGGCCGCCCGAGGCGCGCCCCGCGGGGCGTCTGCGGGAGCGCCGGCTCCTCGAGCCGCTCCGGCGCCGGATCGCCGGGCTGGGTCCAGCCGACCTCGGCCCGCGCCTGGGGCGTCAGGCCCGCCAGCGCCGCCTCGAACCAGGGCGGGAGCGCCTCGCGCGGGATCGCGTCCGTGCCGGTCTCACTCCACGCCTGGCCGCCCTGGAGGAAGATCGGCGGGCCCCCCTCCGCGGACAGCCGCAGGTACGGCGTGACCTTCTGGAGCCGCACCATCGTGGTGCCCGGAATCCGCTGATAGTGGTGCACGCGCGTGTCGAGTGGCATCGGGCGGCCCTCCGTCGGCGGCGAGCGCCGCCGGCTGCACGGCGAACCCGTACAGCGGACGGCGCAACTGCCCGTCGATCATCTGCGCCTGGTAGGCGCTCAGGAGCGTGGTCTGCTGAGGGAGCTTGAACGTCATCCCGAAGTGCCGGGCGAGCCCGAGGAGGTAGGCCGCGCACTGGCCGCCCTCTTCGCGCCGCTCCTGGCTCGGGTAGTGGAAGTCGCACCCGTAGAGCGAGAGCTCCTTCACACCGACGGTCATCGCGTAGGCGATGGCGTAGGCCACCGTCGAGTTCAGGAAGTCGTCGCCGATCTTCGCGATGATCGCCTCCACGGGGCACCGGACGGCCATGGGGAACTCTGGGTAGACCGTGGAGGTGACGATCGGCTTGTCATGCGTCGCCATCGCGTAGCCGTAGGCCGGCATCGTGCGGGCCTGCGTCCGCATGTCGTCCATGAGCCACACCGCGTCGTGCCGGTAGATGCCGAGGCCGAAGTTACAGACCCACACCTGATCGAAGCGCTCCTCCATTGAGGTCGCACAGAGCTGCTCCCCGTAGGCCATCCGGGAGACCCCGAGGCCGAGGAACGCCACCTTCTGCGGGCGCGTCGTGAGCCAATCGGCTGGATTCACGCCTACCATCCGACCGCCGTCACCTGAAAAATCTTCGCCGCCAGCGTGCCAGTCGCCGGCTGCACCGCCGCCACCGCCCCCGTCACGGTCGTCAGCCGCGCCTTGAACACGCGGAGCTTCAACCCCGTGGTCAGGTGCCAGGTGTAGTTCGTCGAGGCCGTCGGGGAGGGCGTGGCGTTGAGGATGTACGTGTCGAGGTTCCGCACCAGGCCCGCCGAGCCGGCGCTGGGCATCTGGACGCCCGCCGACGGCCACTGCCCGGAGGCCATCGTCAGCTTGAGGTGGACGTACTTCTTGCGGCTGGCGACCACGGTGTCCGTGAGGCGGTCCCCGTTCAGGAACGCGACCGTCCAGTTGCCGCTCGAGAGCGCCATCGTCGTCTCCCTTCACCCCGCCCTACGCCCTCCCCGGGGTCGCGCCCCGGATGCCAGGGGCTCGCGTCGCCGCTGGCGGGGTTGGTTGGGGGGGACCCGCTCGGCCCGCCCCCGGGTGCGCCGCTAGTTCGTGACGGAGATGTACTTCCCGGTGCCGAAGTTCTGGAGCCGCTCCGGCGAGGGCTCGATCAGCGCCCAGGCCCGGAACAGCTCGCCCGTGGCCGCCACGCGGACGTTGACCACGACCCGGCTACCCGGGCGGATCTTCCGCGGGGTGAAGCTGTCGTTGAACCGGATGCCCGCCTTGACGAGGGCCGTGGTGGCGAAGGTCACCCGCGCGAACTCGTTGCCGGTGGCCGACGCCGCCGTGCCGCTCGCCTCGCGGAAGCTGAAGCTCGCCGCCGCCGCCCACGCATCCGTGGCGGTCTTCTGCACGGCCACCCGGCGCACCACGTAGCTGTTTGGCCCGGTGCCCCAGTGGCCCTTGTCGCCCGTGCTGTTGGCCGTGAGCGTGGCGTCGCCCGCGGTCGAGAGCAGTGGGATGGTCACATGTCGGAATCGCATGGCTAGTCCTCCGTCAGCCCTTCCGCCGGCGCGCGGGCGGCGTCTCGCGACGAGCCCCGCACGCAGTCCAGGCTGAATCTAGGCACTGGTGACGTGGACGATGCGGGCCTGACCCGCGTTGCCGGTGTTCCAGATCAGCCCGAACTCGAGGATGCCGTACCAGGCGACGGCCTTCTGCCGCCCGAAGTCGCCCGGGATGGCGGCCCGCAGCTCCGGCGAGAGCACTTCCGCCAGCGCCACGGAGTCCTCGCCGAACACGACGCCCGAGCCGAGCACCGAGTTGGTGCCCGTCTTGGCGAGCGCGTTCGCGTGGTTCGTCTCGATGAACCGGATCTCCTCCAGCCGCCCCACCTCGGAGTTGAACTTCCGGGACGGGTCCGAGTACTTGTGCCACTCCTCCCACGCCGGGTCGCGCTTGATGCCGCGGAGGCCGAGCGTGCGGAAGATCCCGACGTAGCTGTCGCCGATCATCGGGGTGAACAGCGTGTCGTACAGGTAGTCGCGGATCTCCTCGACGTGGTACACGTTCAGGTTCGCGGCGGCGGTCGCCCCCGCGGTCCCGTTCGTGGTGATGGTCGAGGAGGCCAGGCCGGTCGGGACGTACTTCACGGAGGCCGTCTTGTAGATCGTGGCGGCCTTCGTATCGAGCGTCAGCTTCATCTGGTCGCGGAGCACCCGCTGGATCTGGTTCTCCACGTCGAAGAACGAGAGATCCTCGGCCAGCGAGGTGTACGGCACGGCGCGGCCGATCTCGCTCACCGTGATCGAGGTCGTGCTGACTGAGAAGTCGTCCTCGGGGATCGGGATGCCCTCGGTCAGGGTCGCGCTGGTCGGCTCGGTGAGGTTGGCGATGCGGGTCAGGGTCACGTTCTCGCCCTGCTTCCGGCCGAAGCTCTGGATGGGGCGGACGTGATCCATGAACACGCTCTCCTCGATCGCCGTCTCGTACAGCTTCTTGGAGAGCGCGTGCTGCTTGAACGTGCCGGTCGGCGCGTCGAAACTCCACTCGTATGTGGCCATGGCGGCTCCTTATCGATTGGCGGTCGCGGGCCGGCGTCGGGCCGCGCGCCGCGCCTGGATGACGGCACTGAGACTCGCCGGGCCCTCGTCGGCCTGAGACGCCGCGGATCGCTCGGGGCGCGGGGACGCGCCCTCGATGACGGTACGCGGGGAGCCGCCATGCGCCGGGGTCCGGTTCTTGATGATCGACAGCATCGCCTGGCGCGTGAGGTCGCCCAGCTTCTTCTGCCCCTCCTCGACCGACAGGGCGGCGAGGTCGCGGAAGTGGCGCTGGAGGACGGTCTCGACGAGCCAGTGCTCCTGGGCGCGCGACAGGTCGGGATGCTGGGCGTAGAACGTGTCCCAGAACTCCGCCTTGCCGCGCTCGATCGACTGCTGCTGCTGCCACTCGGCCAGGATCTCCGCCTTGTGGCGCTGGAGCGCCGTGGCGGGGTCCGTGAACAGCTCCGTGGCGACATCGGGGCGCTGGGGCGACACGTCGCCCACGACGGCCGCGCGCAGGCGCGCCTGCTGCGCGTCGTACTCGCGCTGCCGGGCGCGGAGCTCGCCGAGCTCCTGCCCCTGCCGGGCGATGCCCGCCTCGTAGTCCCGCTCCCGCTGGGCATACGCCTCGGCCATCTCGGGGGACACCTGGAACTCCCGCGCGCCCACCTTCACGGTGACCAGCGGGGGCGGGGCCGGGGGCGCGTCGACGCCGGGCCCTCCGACGATGGCGGTGTCCACGGGGGGCTGCGGCTCCGGCTCCGGGGTGGCGGCGGGCTTCTCGGGCTTTGCCATCATCGGCCTCCGGCGCGGCTGATCCCGAGGCCGGGCTGGGCCGCGCGCTGTCGCGCCTCGTTGCCGAGGCGCATGGTGCGGGTCAGATCCTCAAGCAGCGCCCGGCCTTCCGAGATGGCCGCGACGGCATCCCGCAGGGACGACTCCTTGAGGGAGCCGGCGCGGTAGTCCGCCACGAGCCGGTTCACGGTCGCCGCCTCGCGCTCATGGATCCGGGACGCGAGTTCGGCGCGGAGCACGGTGGCCGTGTCGCCCGAGGCAATCGCGTCCAGGGTTTCGTCGAGGGTCGTGGTCATCCGACCTTGGTCCGAATGTCGCCCCGCACCTTGAAGCTGGTGGGGAGCCACACGCGCGGGCCGCGCTGATGCGCCGGGACGCCTTCGAGTTCCCGCACGTCCTCGGCCAGGCGCGCGATCACGTCGAACGCGCCCTCCAGCGTGGTCTCCAGGAACCGCACCCGGTTCGTCAGGTCGCCCCGGAGGCCGTCCCGCTGGTGCTCGTAGTACCACGTGGCCCATTCCTGGAGCCGCTGATAGGTCGCCTGGCTCATCCGAGCCGCCGGTAGCCGCGATTGACCTCCGCGGCCGTGAAGGGTTTGGAGCCGCGGAGGGCGCGCTGGGTGATGACCGACACCCAGGTCGCGGGCTTCTTCGGGGTCGCGGGCGGCTTCGGGGCCGCGGGGGCTTTCGGGGGCTTCGGCTTCGGCGATTGCGAGATGGGCTGGGCCCGCGGGGGGCCCGGGGCGGGGGGCGCGGGCGGCGCGGGCGGCGCGAGGAACGGGGAGGACGGGCTGCTCACGGGCGCCACCGTCGGCGGGGCCTGCTCCGTCGCCGGCCGGGGCGCCGCCGCCCCCGGCGTCTGGGTCAGGCGCTTCCCGCTCAGGCTCGCGGGGGCCACGTCGCTCGGAGCGGGGATCGACTGCTGGAGCACCGGATCGACCGGCGTCCAGGTGCCGACCAGCTCCGTGGATTGATTCGGGACGCCGCGCCGGAAGAGCGCCATCAGGGCATCCGCATCTTGCGAAAGCCAAGGCCGAGCTCGAAGAGGGTCATCGGGGGCGACCCCTTCGTGCTCCGATCCCGCAGCGCCCGCTTCCGCCGCGACAGCCGGTCCCGCGGCGCGAGCCCACTCGCCTTCCGGGCAGGCTTCGGCGTCGCCGGGTAGTACCCCTGCGTCAGTGGCATCCGTTCCCCCTCCCGGAACGCAAAAACCCCGCCCAGGCCCGAAGGCCCGAGCGGGGTTCGCGGTCTGCGCGACTGGCCCCGTTACATCAGGATCGCGTCGATCCGGGCGCCGATGATTCCGCGGTCGCGCACACTCCATACCACGGAGCCGCGCCCGCCGTCAAGAATGAACCGCACCATGGTCGCCAAGACCTCCGGCGGCACCAGGTCCGCCAGGAGGCGCGCCTGGTCGATCCGCCGGTCGGCGTAGACCCGCCCGCTCGCCGTGATGGTGACCCCCATTGCTACGGCCCCGCCATCCCCGTCATCGGGTTCGCCGTCTGGGCGATCTCGGCCGGCACCTCGCTGTCCCCGGCGACCGGGGCCGCGATCCCCGCCGTCGGCGCGCCGCTCAGGATGCCCTGGAGCGCCGCCATCTGCGCCATCCGCTGCGGGGCCTGCGCCCGCTCCTCCGGCGTCATCTCGAGCTGCTCCGGGTTCAGGTTCAAGGTCTTCATGATGCTGGTGAGCATCTTGTCGGCGCTGAACCGCGCCTGGAACGCCTGGAGGAGCACCGGGCTCTGGCTCACCGCCGCCATGAATGCCATCGTCTTCTGGAAGTCGCGCACCTTCCCGAGGGTGGCCGAGATGCCATGCACCTGGAACGTCGCCTTCCGGGCCAGCGCCGCGAACCGCTCCGGGGCCGTCATCCGGGCCAACTGGAGGGCCGCCTGCGGGCCGATGGCCGCCACCACGTCCCGCGCGTCCAGCACCTCGAGATGCTGGAGGATGTTCAGGTACGCCTTCTCCAGCGTCGGCACGATCAGGCTCCGCTCGATGTCGCCGACCATCCCGTCGAGGGTCACGGCCTGGGACTGGGATGCCTCTAGAACCTCGGTGGCCTTGACCGCCCTCGGCGGGAAGAACCCCATCTTGAGATCCGTCATCATGCTGGCCGCCTGATACTCGCGGTCGAGCGTGCGGTACATCTCGAGGGCGTCCCCGGGCACCTCGCCCTCGGTGACATTCTCCAAGACCTTCATCCCCGCCGGCATCTCCTGCTTGACCG